AGCGGAAGAGGGATAATATGAGTGAACCAAGGACATACGGGGAGTGGGTTTGGGCGTATCGAAAGGCTTTTGGTTGCAAGAACATGCATCAGGTCTGCTGGTGCCAAACCTGCTGCGATGTGGAGCGGGCTTGGAAGGACGCCTTGGCGATTGCTGGGGCAGAACTGGAACGGCTCCGACATAGTCGTTAGAACACCCCCAGGACGCCCAGGTTGCCGTCTAAGCGGCGTAAGGGGCAAGGGCGGGTAGTTAGGCCCTCGGAGGGTAAGGCCGCTTAGAAACGATTCTACGGCGTATAATGAATTAAGGAGAATCAAACAAATGACCACAAAACAAATAGCTGAGTTGTATATCGAGCACGCGGCGTACTTCCGGGAGTTGTTGGAGAAGCGAGCCAAAGCTGAGAAGGAAGAGGAAGATAAGGCAGCAAAGATTGCGGCAGATTTGATTAAGAATTGCCATCGGCCAATGATGACCATTCCTGGACTTGATCCGGAAGAAATCACAGAGGCCAGGGTCCGCGAGATAGCAAGGGAAGAGATAGCCAGAACCAAAGTGTATTGGATGGGCGTTGACCCGGCAGTTGTTGAAGATCGTACAGTGACATCCTGGTGGTCTCCAGCTCTTGGTGCAGATGACTCCAAGGTTGTATGGAAGAAGCAACACTACCCGATACCGGCCAGTAGGTGTAGCAAGGCCAACGCCCTTGGCCGGTGAAATATGATAAAAGGGTCGTCAACCCACGTAAGATTTGTATGCGATAGCTGCGGGGCGGAAGAGCCGGGCAGGATGCTGGACATACCCGGCACGCCCAGGCAAGTGGCAGTGGAGCCTATTGGCTGGGAGAAGCGGGACGTGAGAAAGTTATCGGGGTATGTGTCCAGGCACTACTGCCTGGCATGTAACCAAACAGCGGCCAGCACCACTAAGGTGTTAAAGTTTGTAGGAGCTTAGAAATGAGACAGAAGATATTATGCTTCTTTGGGTTCCATGTATGGGGTATATGATTACGAGACGTGGGTTGCGCTCACCCAGTAATGAGCCGGAGGAATGATTGACAGACGTAGACCTGACTGATTACGAACCAAACCCAAAGCAAATCCTGGCTCACAATTGTAAGGCCCCGTTCCTGCTATACGGTGGAGCAGTGGGCGGCGGAAAATCTTATTTCCTTTGCATGGATGCCCTCAAGCGGTGCCTGGCTTGGAATAAGAACGTGGTGGGCATCTACCGGTGGGAGCTATCCTCCTTCAAGTCCACTACCCTCGCCACTATGCAGGAGACAATCCTTGGCAAGTATTCCGCGTTTGTCGCACAGCACAACCAACAGGACCATTGGATCAGGTTCAAGAACGGTTCGCTCATTCGGTATGGCGGACTCAAGCCATCAGAGTCGGCGGCTGGTGATATTCTTAAGGTGGCAAAGAGCCTAGAGGTCAACGCCTTGTATCTCGACGAGGCCACTGATGTGCCACAGAAGGTCTTTGACTTCCTCGGCACCCGCCTTGGCCGCGTTCGTTGCCAATGGGCCTTATCCGGTGAGTGGGAGAAGCCACGCGGTATCCTGCGGTGTACGTGCAACCCTGAGATATCATATATCAAGACAGCATTCATTGACCGACCCCGACCCGGTTACCACTTCATTAGATCAACGTGGAAGGACAACGAGAAGAACCTGCCGGATAACTATGAGGAAGTAGCGTTCGGCAACATGAGCGACGAATGGAAGGCCCGGTATAGGGATGGTGATTGGTCTGCTGCTACCGACGCCGATGTGCTTTATCCGGGTCTATTGCTTATGCGGGCAACAGAGGATAGGAAGGGGGCAACAGGGGGTAACGATATAGATTTCGGTGTGGATGTTGCATCAGCAGGTGACGACCAGAGCGTCATACTTTGCAGGACTGGCAACCGGGGCGAGATACTGTGGCACGGCCAGGAGCCGAATATCCTGACGTTCAGCGGTAAAGTGATGGGATACGCCGATAGGATTCATCCGCAGAATATCAAGGTGGATGCCGTGGGCCTGGGCGAGGGGGTATGGCGTGACCTGGAGCGAGAGGGATACCCCGTGACCCCAATGATCGGCGGGGCCAAGGCGATGGATGAATCACGCAACTATCGCAATCAGCGGGCGGAGATTGCGTGGGAGTTCCGGGAGCGGCTGCAGGAGGACCGCGTATGGTTGGATGATTACCCGGAGCTAATCCAAGAGCTGGGGTCAATTCGGTATAGCCAGACAGCATCGGGGCAGACGGTGCAGGTAGAGTCGAAGAAGGAGATTAAGAAGCGGCTAGGCAATAGCCCCGACCTTGCCGATGCTTGTCTATACGCCTATGCTTATGCCGGTGGCATTTTTGGGGCACTATCGATATAGATCGGCGTATAATGGATAGAAGGAGTAAATGGATATGAAAGAGAATATGGTCAAGCAGCGCGGGGTTAAACTAGCCCCATCGACACCCAAGCCTCGTATTACCCCGTCGTCACAAAAGAGCAAGAAATGTGGAACATGCCACGGTGGAGAGACTATACCGGTATATCCGCCGGGGCCGCAGGGGTTACCTGATCGAGCACCGTGCCCTGTCTGCTGTAAGAAGGAATATAGGGAGTTCCTCATACGCACCGACCTTGGCCGTCAGCTACAGCGTAAGCATGATCTTTTGCTGGAGGAAAGAGCATTGATGAGAGAGGCCGTGTCCCGGTTAGCAGCTAGGGACAAAGAGATTGGGCGGTTGCGGCAGGAAAACTATGGCCTGCAGGATGAATGGAAAACGGCTATCGATCAGAAGGCGGAACAGGACAAAGAGATAGCTAAACTGATCTTGATGGGCTTGAAGAACTTCGTTTGTTCAAGCAGTAAGCAACGGATTGACTGATAAGGAGAAGAAGACATGAAATGCTGGCTCTGCATGAATCCCGTTCGGCTGAGGAGCGGCGGATGCGAAATAGATACGCCCAAAGAAGCCCTCGCCCTGCTTGGCGTATTCAAGACCAAGAAGTTGGGGCGCGAAGTGTGCGGACCCAAGGCGGAGTTTGCCGAAGTTGACTGGTTACGAGTGAAGGAGACGAAGCGATGAGGCTCTTACTGCTCAGACTGGAATGACCAAGGATGAACGGGGATTGCCATAACAAATGAACGGCATAATCACCAATGACCCGTCAGAGTTCTATGGGGTACTTGCCTCCAATGGCAATGCTCACTGGGGATTTGCCTTCATATGGCAAGTGGTCTACGTGTTCTATAACGCATAAGGAGAATGGAAGATGGAGATTGTTGGTATTATACTTATACTTGCGTGGTTGATTTGGGTAGCTGTCCAGCTAGGGGATATTGTTCACCATCTCAAACGACTCATAGACCAACAGGAAGCCCAACGGGCAAATCAGGATGAGCCGAGGTACTAGGTGGACGCCAAGGAGGGTGATCGGCTATACAACGAGTATAGGGAAACTGTTTTAACCGTAGCCAGGAAGTTATGGGGTATGTATGGGCCTGCTCTGTCTGGGCATGGCATAGAATTAGATGATTTGACCCAACATGCCGAGCTTACTCTGCTCGAACTCATTCCCAAGGTTGACCCAACAAATATTGGCCTTCAGAATTATATCTACAAAAGCGTGGAGGGGAGTTTGCGTGGTCGGTTTGTTCAGGGCGAAATCATGCGATTCTCCAACCAAACCCCCACTGATCTAACCTCAAATCTAGCCGAACCTACCCCTAAACCTGATAAACTTTCGGATGAAAGCCTATTTATAGGTATAGGGGGTCTTGATGCGGCGTTCTGTGAGTTAGTGCTCCAGGGTAATAAACCGCATGAGGCCCGCCGGTTAATGGGCTGGAACATGGCCCAATACCGGGCATTCAAGGCCAGGATAGGTAAAAAGCTGGGAGCATAGTGGGATGGATATTAGCAAGAGGGAAAAAGAGTTACAGGCACAGGAAAAGGCAGCACTCGACGGCATATCTGATATTGATTTGGCCAAGGCCAGCCAGGCGGCATCTATAGTGGTCGATGCTGTATACGATTCGATTGATGGGATATCAGTACCAAAGGACCGCCAAGAGTGGATTGAAATCTATAAGAAACATGTTTGGGCGTATGCTGGTATCTTCGCCATTGCATCCACTATTGCCAAACTGCCGAGAATGCTCGTGGAGGTCAATCGGGAGACTGGTGACCGCGAGGAAAAGAGAAACCACGAACTACTCAACCTGATTGACTACCCGAACCCTGTTACTACTGGCTATGACTGGCTAGAGCGGGAAGTGATCCACCTTGAGAGCTGTGGCAATGCCTATACCGAGATTGTCCATGGCACTGAGGAAACACGGCAGGCAGGCAAGACGGTTAAGGCGACAGAGAAGCCAACTGAACTTTGGGCTATCCGTCCCGATATGCTAACGCCAGTCCCGGCCAAGGACGGCAACGGCCTGGCCCATTGGATATTCCAGGTAAAGAAATGGGGCAAGAAGAAGATATTCCAGGTCGATGAGATATTACCGTTCGGCTACACCGACCCCACGCAGGTGTTGTTTGGCTTGGGTAGTCTCCAGCCCGCCCTTGACGACCTACGCCAGGATGTGGCAATGGCGGCGTGGAATCTGGATTTCTTTGAGAATGGCCTGACTCCCCAAGGCGTATTCCAAACTGACCAGACATTGCAGCCGAAGCAGGCCGAAGATATTGCGGATCAGGTAAAGGACTTTCTATTAGGCGGTAGGCGGGTGCTTATCCTTGGCCGTGGTATGAAGTGGCAGACGATATCAGTAGACCCGAAGGATGTGGACTTTGCGAATGGCCGAAGCGATAATAGGGAAGCTATTCTAGCGGGGTTGGGTGTACCTCCGGTGAAGGTTGGTTTGTTGGAGCATGCCAAATACGACAATTACCGGCTACAGGCTGAAGCATTCCATCAGGACACTATCCTACCGAAGCTGCGTAAGATCGAGGGTGGCATC